TGGAAGGTTGCGGTCGCGGTCGCGATCGAGCCGACCGATCCAGAGATCGGAGCGAACGATTCGAGGAATGCATTCGTGATCGTGTAGAGCCTGTTCGTCGCGCTGGTAGCTGCGTTAGTTGGGTTCAATGCGATCGTCGTTGTTGTGCCGACGAGAGCCTCGAACGTCGCGGAGACGTCGGCAGCTGCTTGGTCGAGTTGGACTTCCATTGTCACAGAGCACGTCTCGAGCCCGCCCTGAAAACGTCGGAAATTATCCGCCATGCTAGTAATATCCTGAGCCTCTTTTGTGAAAACGAGCTCACACGAGACCAGGTGATCCGTCATATCCACGCTATTCACGACTGCCTTTGTAGCTGCGATGTATTGAGCCATTATTCGGTCTCCTCTTGGGTCTTTGCCGGCTTCGGCGTTCGTTGCAATTCTAGTCCTCCCGATGATAGGAGTGCGTCAATGTTCACTCCAGCATTGAGAAGATCTTCGTCGTCGATAATTGTTCCCGGACTGCCGAGCACAGATTTCGAGCTGATAATTCGATATTTAGCCATAGACTTCTACCTCGTAACGATAAGCGAAATATTTGATTCCGGAAATGTCAACCTCGATCGGTGTTGCCCGGGTGACGCGACTTGTCGCGACCGATCCTGAGAGTGTTTTGTCTGCTTCGATCGCGGTCTTGACTGATCCTGCACCGGAGCCGGCGAGATAGGCGTCGAGCTTGTCTTGTGCTCCGCGATCGTTCATGCGTGACACTATGACGAGACAGTCGACTGTTCCCATATCGAGACCGCGTCCGAATGCTTCGTCGAATTCGATTGTGAGATTCCCGACGACCGCGCAAGGAGTCGGAGCTTGATCGGGAATGTAGTCAAAGACGCGAAGTCCGGTGAGTGTGTCGAGCTGTGTCGCGAGACCGGAGCGCACAGAAGAGGGAGTCATGCGATCGTGATCTTCTGGTAGGGCTTGCAGATAGCTGCGATGTCTCGTCCGAGTGGGCTCATGCGGATCGCGCCGAGCTCTGACAGTCCGAGGACTCCTCCGATTGAGTCTTTGCGCTTGTAGAGATCGGCGGAGAGAATGAGTGTTGCTTCGACTATGTCGTCGGGGACGCTTGGATATCCCCAGCGAGCGGTGACTTGTACGCCGGGACGGTAGTTGAATGGTTGAGGGAAGAAGCCCGAGATCATTGTGATCCGGGTGACTGGTCGTCCTTGTGCGAGCGCGTTGAATGGCTCGACAAGATAGTCGGAGTTGATTGTGAGCGTTGTCGCGAATGTTCCGTCGCCGGCTTGGTCGATCTGGACGATGAGTCCGGACGTTGTGCCGACGTCGTCGATGAGAAGAACGACTGCGCCATTGGCGCGATACTGGCGAGCGGAGACGTTCGCGTCGAGATAGAAACGTCGGTTCGTGATTCGGTCGATTGACCGCGACGCCGATTCGATGATCTGCTCGAGGAGTGCGTCTTCTGTTGAGTCGTCGATCTTGAGATATGACTTGAGCTCGTTGAGTGTGACGTAGCCGTTCGTGATTGCCATTAGGAGCTCTTTGTTCGCTTCTTGGGTGTTCTAGGTGCTGAAGCCTTTTTCGACGTCTCTGAGACGCTTGGAGAGGGCTCTGTGGTGGTCTCCACCGGCTCGACTAGCACAGTCGAGCCCGATTCCGGAGCGTCGTAGCCGAGCCTCGCTCTCTTTTGAGGGCTTCGATGATTGTGTCGGTGTTCATGATCTTTCACGATAGTCCCGGAGCTGTGCGTCTCCGGGACTATCGGTGTGAAGTTATGCCCAGTTTGCGGTGATGAGTCCGGTTCCGGTGATTGCCGAGAACGCGGTTGGGTACTTGCCGGCGGTGTATGCCGAGAAGCCGAACACGACTGTTCGGATCGCGATATTTCCGTCTGGTTGCTCGAAACGAACATACAACGGAGAACCTCCGTTGTCTTCCCAGATATAGCTCTCACGGAAGTCGCCGACGATGACTGCGGTTTCGTCTGTTCCGGTTCCGAGGTTTGTTGGGACGTTTGCGTCTGAGACGACTGGAAGTCCGAGGATCTGAAGTCCTCCCATGTCATACGCTGGACGGTCGAAAGTGCCCGGGGCGTTGAATGGGTTTCCAGCGGTCGCGTTGAAGAGCGGACGATTCGTTGTGTCCAGAGCGCGAAGCCAGCAACCGATAAGACTTGGGTGAGCGACGATATGGGTCGCTCCGCCGTAGAAGTTGCTGGAGATGTTCTGAATAGCTGCGACGAGCTTCGGGAAGAATTCTGCCCAAGTTGGACTCGCATCGGTGTAGGTCGTTGCGTTGATTCCTGATGTGTTCAGAATGCCTCGATGCTCACCGCTTGAGCCGGAGCCGTTGACTGCCAAGCCGTCGAGCTTGGTGTGATAGCTGCGGACTGCGTCGCCGAGGAGCTGGTCTTCAATGCCAGCACCGCGAAGGACTGCCTGCTTGGAGAGATCCCACATCGAGGCGACGGTGTTCACGTTGATTGTGAGGAGTGTGTCGTCGGGGCTTGACTCTGTCGGTGCTGTGTTCTCTGACGCCTGAACGTAGCTTGTGACGCCGGTTGTGAGACGACCGATGTTGACTGTCATTCCTTGAGCTGGGAGCGCAGCTTGTGACGATACGTCGAGGACTGGACGCCCTGCTCGGCGAAGCGGTGCGAATTGGTCGACCAAGTATTGAGGGACGACCAAGCCAGCGAAGTTCGAGGTCGAGGAGTCGCGCTTCTCGAGACGTACTTCGTTCTGATAGCGAGCGATACGTTCGCGAGCTTCATACGATCCGCCGAATTCAGCTGCGATCGCGTCTGCCATGAATGAATTCTGTCCGCGTTCGTGATAGGTCGGCTCTTCGTACTTGACGCGAGCCGGAGCAGCTGCGCGAACCTCGGTCTCTGTGTCGACCGAAGCTGCGAGCTCAGCTGCTTTGCGCTTCTGAACCTCGATTTCTGTCATTTGTGAGATGCGCTCGTCGAGTTTGTCGATCTCGAGCTTGAGAGCTTGCACGTTCGCGAGCTCGATTTCTGTGATGTCGCGAGCCTCGTCAGCTGCGCGGTTGAGTGTTGCGTCGATGAGCTCTGCCTTCTGTGACCGAGTCTCGTGAAGCTTTGAGAGGAATACGTTCATGGGTTGTCCTTTGCCCTAGTCGTGATGTTTCTCGAGGTGTCGCTTCAGTCTCGGAGGAGGTGTCGCGTTGTGCGAGGTGTCCTTCACGATCGGCGAGGTGTCGTGCTTCTAGTTTAGTCGTCGAGCGTGAATGTCTGCGAGTATGTCTTCGACTTGTGATCGGTTCGGCATTTCTTCGCGAACAATGTTTCGCGCCCAGCTCTGCCCAGCGTCGCCTCCCCACAATGCCCAAGCGATACGACCTGCGGAGGGATAGCCATTCTCGCCGGGTCGAAATCCTTCTGCGTCTTTGTCGACTTCGTGCCGAGCGAAATAGGAGTTCATGCGAGCGACTGTGTCTCGTGACAGATTGCGTCGGTTGACAATGTCGCGAGCTCGAGCGACTCCGATCTCTGTTCCACCGCGACCGAATTCGTCTCGCCAGTCGAGACCGCGTTGAGCTTCTTCGATCATTTCTTCGGTCGGTTGATAGGAGAGCTGACGTTCCTCGGCGTCGTCTTCATCGTCGAAGTCTTCTTCGTCTTCTTCTTCTGCGATGTTCAGAGCTGCGAGCTGCGCTTCAGCTTGTGTCCGTGTCCGGTGACAACCGACGACCTCGCCTGAAGAGTCTTTGACGACCGCGAAGCCTTGACACTCCGGATTGTCAGCTTCGATATGCCACGGCATTAGGCGTCCGGAAGAAGAGTCGAGATGATGTCCGTTCCGGTCGTTACGATGCCGTAGAGCTTCTCGTTTGGAGGTAGTTGAAGAACGACCGCTCCAGCTGCTTTGTCGAGGTAGAAGCCCGATCCGCTCGCGACGTCTGATCCACCGAGATAGATCACTCCGTTACCGATCGCGTGGAGGACGATTGTTCGATGAACGGAATCGGAGTCGATGATGAGAGTCGGAGTTGTTCCGACTGTGTGCTGTTGTCCGATCATTTGCGAATGTCTTTCAGTATGTCTTGAATGGTGTCGAGGTTCGGTGTTGCGGATTCCTCGCGGACTCCGACGACTTGAGCTGCTTCACCGTATGCACCGAAAGTCACCAAGGATACTTCCGCGAGGTGAGCTGAGACGCGCTCGATCACTCCGTCAGCTCGACGACGATCGCGAAGCGGTGCGAAGCCGATGGAGAGTTGATTGAGCGCACCGTCGCGGACGAGCTCGAGGATCTCTGTTCCTCGCGTTGTTTTGGAGACCATGAATTCGCCGTAGAGACCGGCTTCGTCTTCGCGGAGAAGTGTTGCGCGTCCGATCGGCAGAGCTTGTGCGTCGTGCCCGACGAGCATTTTGACGCGGTGAGCTGCTCGGGTGACATTCGCGAACGCTCCTTTGAGGAATACTTCGGTGAGCCCTGCGTGGATTCGTTGTTCGCGGTTGTAGGGGACGCAGACTCCGCAGATTGTCCGACCGTCTCCGGATCCTCGGATCTCGAGATCGAGTTCATAGGAGCGTTGTTCGATGTTCATTGAGTGCCTCCGTTCAATGGGGGACGCTTCTCGAGTTCGCGGACTTCGTCGACTGTGAGGAAGCCATTCTGGAGAGCGATCTGATGAGCTTGGTATCTGGTTAGTGTGTCAGCGCGGAGGAAATAGTCGAGGTTGAATCTGGCGTATTGTCCTCGCGGTAGGTAGTCGGTGAATGTTGCCTCGAGCCGGGAAAGGATCGGAGCTTGGACTGATGTTTTCAATAGCTCAAGAGCTTGAGCTTCGAGGTTGTTATATGTCCGCGACGAGTTCGGAGCGTTGACATAGTTCCCGGGGACGCCGGCGATGTTCGAGGCGTTGACGTTGATCTGTTGCTGAGCTTCGAGGAGTTGTGATTCTTGCGCGTTGCTGGAGATCTGTTTGATATCTGTCGACGCATTCAGGACGACCGGTTCGCGGTTCGTGCCTCCGTACTGCTGAAGCCATTTCCACTTGAGAGCCTCTGCTTCGTCCTGTTGGAGATCTGGGTTGTCTGACTTGATGACGTAGCTCGGGAGTCCACCGCCGGCGAAGTAACGAGCTGCGAATTGAAGGATCGCGATCGCGGAGCCGATGCCCTGTCGCTGAGCTGCCATGATGCCGATCCCGGCAACCTCGCCGGGCATGGAGAAGCCTTTGACGTGGAAGATCTCTGACGCGGAATAGGTTTCGCGTTCGATCTCAAACACTTTGACGCCGTCCTTCTTCATGATCTTCACGCGCTCCGGGTTCACAGGGTAGATCGAATCGGGATATCCGTTCGCTCCCGGCTCACCAAGGATCGCGATATAGTTCCCGTGAACGAGAAGAGCTGCCGTCATAGCTCCAAGAGTTTCGGGTCGTGTCTCGAGTGGGTTCGGACGTTCGAGGAGTCGCGGTGTTGGCTCGACCGGGATATCGTCGCGGACTGCGTAGAGCGGAAGTGAGCCGACGATATCGGAGATAAGCGTGACCGCTCGCCAGATTCCCGGGACGCTGAGAAGTGAGTCGAGGTTCACGTCGACGTTTGAGTCGACGAGTGAAGTATTTCGACTGATGCGACCGTAGGCGTCGACGTAAGCGTTCCGAGTGTGGGGCTTCTGTGTTAGGAGCCTATTGAGCATCTCGTCCTCTTTCCGCAGCTATTCCGAACGCTATGAAGCCGAGCCCAGCTGAGAGCATTCCAGCGAATGCTCCGAGCTGAAAGAACGCTCCGACCATAATTGTAGTCCCGATTGCTTGTGTGATTGTTGGTAGGTGTTTCATTAGAAGATTTTGCTCCTTGGTTTTTCTTGAGGTTGTCGATTCGTTGCGTGGTGATAGGCGAGCGTCAATGCAAAGAGCGGAGTCAGATCGACGTCGACTTGTGATCGGCTCCAGAGCCAAGCCTGCCCGAGTTGGCGTCGTTGAGCTCCGGCGACTGCTTCGTCGAGCGCGGTGTTCGGTCGGACTTGGATCATTTTGTCGATGATTGCGTCGTGAAGGATCCCCGATGCTGACGTCATGTCTCGAGTTCCGTATCGCACGACCGGGACTCCGCCGTTCTCGAGACGGTCGACAAGGCTATTGGCTGGCGAGTATCCGTCAACGACGAGAGAACCTTTGTGAGCTCGGTAGAGCTGAAGAGCTCTATCCACTACCCAATTCACGCCGGGACGATGCTCGATGAGTTCACAACGTCCGGTCTCGTCCGCGACAACGATCGCGCTCGACGAACGATCGAGAGCAACGTCGATACCGAATGAGAGTCGACCGGTCGGAGCGGTTTCTTTGTTTTGGATCTGGCTCCACAGTTTCTCGGGGATTGCTCGTTCGTCGCCGATAGTCCATTGACACAGAAACGAGCGTCGGAAGTCGCCTTCGCTAAGTGTCGCTCGAGCGTGTGTCACAGATTCGATCGGGATCGTTTCATAGAGTGCCGGCATACAACGCTCCCAAGTGGCGAGCTCGTCAATGTCGTCTTCGGGGTCTGCGCTCCACTCGAAATATGCGATCCCTTCGGTGCGTCCGGAGTCGACGTAACTTCGACCGAGTTCGCATTTCTTCGCGAAATAGATCGACTGTTGAGTGCCAGCGGTCGAAACGACGAGCATCTGTGCGTCTCTTGCGGTTGCCATAGCCGGGAGGAGAGCTCCTTCGCGGTGCGCCTCGAAGCCTTCCGCGAATGCTTCGTCGATCACTCCGAGCCCGGTGATCGTGCGACCGT